TACTATTTCTATTCAAAAATCTACAGGCAACAGCAGCAGCAAATACACCCTCTGCAACGTCACCCATGTTGGCCGAGACCTTGGGTTTCTTCATCTGACCGAAGACATACATCTTCCCATTCGCTGCTTTGAATGGGACAGCACATGCTTGCTTCTTCTTATTCTGTTTAGCGTACGTTAAAAACTCCTCTAGTGCATCAGTGTCACTAGAGGAAGTTGTGGTAGAGGCAACATTAAAATCCCCACCCTGAAATAATTCAACAATGGCAGGTATATATTTTGCTACATCATTACTACCAGTATTTAAGTTGGCAGTTGACTGAGATATTTCCATCAGGCAGAAGACTTCTACCTAACTATTTAGATCAGTCCTTTTGATAACAATAAAAGCATCCTTGTTGCACTTCTTGGTGCCCTTCTTAGGAGACCACTTAGTGCCATGCCCATCGATTTCATATGTCTGACACCCTGCGGTGCAGATTTCATACTCAGCGCCTGCTTCCCAACCTAACTCGTCGAAAGCTTCCTGCAATTCTAACATTAACAACATACCTTCACTGCATTTACGTTTACTAAAAAGTGGATCCCTTGACCATGACAAGGGCATCAGATGTCACCAGGAGCACGATTCTCACTATAGTGTGCATCAAACATACCCTCAGGGTAACGTGCTGCCAGTTTCAAAGTGTTGATATAGATGATCTCATCAAGGCGCATGTCCAGTGCCATAGCAGCATTGGCAACATACCACATGATATCACCCAACTCCTTCTGCAGGTGCTCTTTGTTGGCAGTGTCCCAGGGTTTCGCTTGGAATTTAATCTTCTTCACGATCTCCATAAACTCACCACCCTCAGCACAGATACCAGAGGCAGCAGTGTCAAGACGCTCAATGTTACAACCTTGCTGGTGCAACTCAGTAAGGCGCTCCATATAAGACTGATAGTCCTTACTAGCATTAGATGTCACACGATCAACAAACTTACAGTAGCGATCGAGATCAACCTCAAATTTCTCTGGACCTTTCCCTGCATTTTCCTTTGCTTTGTTTTTCTCAGCAACCTTCTTCTTGGTCTTAGGAGCAGCAACCGAAGGGTTGTTGAGCATCTCATCAGGAGTCTTGGGAGTTTCATCAGCAACCCGTTGAGCACGTTGCTTTTCTTCTTCAATCTTCTCCTGTGCCTGACCTGAGATCTTCTCTGTCTCTTGCTCCAACTCGTAGTTAGGTTCGCCTTGGTCTGTAAATTTGTTTGGGTCAGTCATACTTTGAATCCTTCAAATGATTTTTTAGTGTCGGTAAATGCGTCTTCACTGATGTCACCAGCATCAATGATGTTGTCCTGCGCGGACTGATCACAATCATACAATCTCATCTTTGCTCTGTCAATCCCTACAACGAATCGCTTGTATACTGTGGGATCATTGTATCGATTTTTAAGTTGCTTGACCATGATCTGACCAAGCTGCTCCATCTCTTCTGTGGATATAAGCGCGACCATAAGATCAGCAGTAGCAGGCAATCCAAAAGACTCGCTAGTATCAGTAAGCTCCACATCAGAATTACCATACCCACTCCTAGTAGTTTGTGTAGCAGAGACAATGGGGACATTCAACTTGCCAGCGAGTCCTCTCAACTCCTCTGCGATGGACTTAACATATGTATACGAATTGACGACGGTCCCCTTATAGCGTGATGATGCACAGATATTCAGGTAGTCAACGAATACAATGTCAGGATGGAATCCTTTCTTCAGAGACAACTCATTCAAGAGTGCCTCAAAGTGTCCCACATGTGCAGACGCTGTAGGATACTCTTTGATAACTAGACGACCTTGAGTCTTCTTCTTGAGAGCATCCACCTTCTTGGTGTATCTCTCTTTGGTAAGGATAGGATCGCTCAGTTGTTGGATCGGGATGTCCAGGAGGTTGGCGTCAATTCGCTCAGCAATTTTTTCCTCTGCCATTTCAAGTGTAATGTAGAGTACGTTGCGCCCCTGTAGGAGCGAGGCACTAGCCATGTGGCACATGAATAGAGACTTGCCGACGCCCGTGCCAGCAAGGGCGATATTGAGAGTCTTGTTAGGCAGACCACCTTTTGTAATTTTGTTGAAATAGTCGATGTCAAAGGGAATCTTCTCCTCTTTTCTGTGGTAAAAGTCGTAACGGTCTGACGCATCAGAGATGTAATCGTGACCTACATGATCATCAAAACAGACGCCCAATGCCTCAGACATAATGCTGGGGATAGCGTCCTTTGTCCTAGTCTTATCTTGTCCGTCAGCAATCTTAACTGACTCCATGAGAGCAAGGTAGACTGCTCTCTCCTTGCACCACTTCTCAGTGGTCTCCATCAACCAGTCATCGTTATAATGATCACGGTCAAGGTTGTCTAGAAAGGTTTCAATCTCCTTATAAACATCCTCAGTGATGTCACGTCTCTTCTCGATCTCAATCTTCAGAGCGTTAGGCTCAGGGGACACATCATACTCACCGATGTATTCCTGAATCGCTTGAAACAGGACACGGTTTGTAAACATGTCGAAGTATTCATCCTTAATGAAAGGCAGGACCTTTCTGCAGTAATCTTCCTCTAGGATAAGTTTACTGAGTGCAATCTCTTCGATCTTGAGGCTCATTGATAATGTAAATAGGTGGTCAATTCATACTTGTCATTACTGATAGGAGCGTTATCCGAATAAGGATACGTCCACCCAGGCGGGTATACTACCACATCACCTTGCTGTGGTTTAATTTTAAGACCGACTTGAGGAAACTCCATCTCTCCACCTTCATCAACATCGTTGAGGAAGATCTTGTATGCTAGGAATCTCTTTGCAGAATCAGCATTACCAACGTCGATATGTAAACCGAAGTTGTCTCCAGTCTCGACATTGTATTTATTTAATTTGATTTGCTCAAGGTTATTCTTTGCTGCCCAGAATTTCTCACAGTCTAGTGCTGTCATGTATTCATGAGCAGACCACTGGATGATAGGGACAACCTGTTGTTGGATTGAATTCCACTCATGATCTCCCTGATCTGCCAGAAAAGAAACATTGATGATGTTATATTGTGGGACACCATCGTCCCACCTCATCATCTTGTCACAGGCATCTGCTTTAAGGATAGCATTCTTACAGACGTTAGGATCTAGTGCCTTGGGGTAGACCCTAATCCATTCCTTATGATCCATAAGAAAACTCCTGCTCTGCTGCTTTGTCCAGTCGCACCATCACTTCGGGGGTGAAGTATTTCTCGGGATCAGCGAGAATAGACTTAGGATAAACAGAAGATTCACCAACTTTGACGCGATTCCCGACCCGCTGGAAGATTCCGTACTTCTCACCCAATTCCAATAGTCCGTAATACCTGTCCAGTCCACGGTCATCATAATAGAGACGAGTTTCAACTTCAGAATTCTCCTTGCTTAGACGAGACTTAGCAGTCTTAGCCTTGATAATGTTTCCAATGACTTCCTTGCCATCCTTCTCTTTCTTCTTTGAGAGATAGATGATTGTAGAAGCAGCATACTTGAGTCCACTGCCTCCACCCATTTCTTTTGTAGGGACATAAGCTCCAACGACATCGTAAGTGTGATTAGTCACGATCATAGGCACGTTTGCTTTACCCAGTTTAAGGGTAAGCACACGGAAGATAGACTTAACTACCTGTGCCCTGGTCATGTCGCGGGTCTCTTTACCCGCCTCGGTATCCTCAATCTCCTTAGAGGTTGAGAGCATACCTAAAGAGTCTAACACAAACATCATGGGTTGGCGAGACTCTTCAGGCATCTGTAGATACTTATCAATAATCTTGATTGCTTGCTGCCTAAACTCCTGCACCGTAGTGACAGGGACAATCACCATACGCTTGGAGTCAATCTTTCTGGATTCAATCATGTCTCTGCTGATAGCAGACTCAGACTCAAAGTAGATCACACCAGCGTCAGGATCCATGTCAAGAAAATGCTTGACAATACCAAGGCAATAGAAAGTCTTACCAGTTGAAGACTCGCCTGCCAAAGCTGTAATCTTATTGGACGGGATGCCACCATAGATTGATCCAGATACCAGTGCGTTGAAAATATAACTACCAGTATCAATGTAAGCAGCGGTGTCACCCGCAGCAACTCCGTCTGAAACCAGACCAGCGTATTCATTATCGATCTCCTTTACGATATCGGAAAGAAAATTCACGACCACAGTGCCTCCAGGGTATTTTGTTTCTCAGGTTTCCAACCAATAGTGTCTAGGATTACAGTCAAAGGATCAAGGAAACTCTTCTTAAACTGTAGGTCATAGTCTATACTTTTGTCAAGCCCAAACTCGGTTGGAAGAGTCTGGAAGAATGAGATTACATTCTCATTGATCTTGTTTGGTGTCCTCAACATCACATACTTGATCTTCTCACCCTCTTGGATGATGGGATACTTGTGAGTGAGTTTTCTCTTCTTGATATAGAAGTTATACAGCAGTGCTCCACGCACATGCATAGGGCATCCCTTGCCATAGATGGTAGCAGGTGACGAATTCTTTGCCACGTTGTTACACCCACGAGGGAATGCCACGTCTTCCACAGGCAGCGATTCAAACTCCTTACGGAAGTCAGCAATAAACTTCTGCAACTGGTCCTCTGTGCCATTCATGATGACCTTCAGGGCATCTTTAATAGCAGTGCGGCATGGTGCAGGGGTGGAAGACTTGACTGCTTCAATGCCGTTGATCTTGAGTTTGGGAGTCTTGTATCGGACACCCTCAGAGTCAAACACATTGAGGATATATCGTTTCTTAGCAGTCCAGATGCCTTTGTTAGCGATATTCTCTCGCTTCATAAACATCTTCTGGTCGTAGGCATTCACATAGGACGCCAACGCTTCATAAGAATTTCCAATATACTTCTCAAATT